GGTTACTTCTGGCTCATCTACCCTAACATAACCCTGATGACCCTTCATAGAGTCAATATCATGCTGATATGTGAAAGTCACAGTGTTACCTGACTGAAGACAACGAAAAGTAGCCATAAAACCCTTTAAATGAGAAAGGGGGGACTAGCCCCCCCGTCTTTACACTGGTCGAACAATAATCAACTCAACTGTCGCTGATCCTAAATCAACAGCACTACCAGTTAAGTTATTGGTTGCGATTGTCACAGTGTTTGCGGCTGAAACATAGGCTCTACGAACCAATCCAGCTTCACTAACACCAAGTGACATACCAAGAACTATATCGCCCAAAGCCACTCCTGCTACTGTGACAGTATCAGTTGCCGCACCCGCCGCACCAGACGCTACAGATGCAGAGTCTAATGTGGCTACTACGAGCCAAGTGTCTGAAAATAAACCACGAAATTGATCGTTTCCACGGCGGGAAACTACTGCTGTTGCTGCTGCCATTTTGATTTCTCCTAATTAGGTTAAAAAAGTCCCCCTACCCCTATTGCTAGAAGTAGGAGGGACAACTGCAATTAGGCGGGAACGATCAAAGCGAACATTGATGCAGACTTAGCCGCACCAGTGCTTGCCGCTGAACGCAGAATTTGCACTCCATACAGCGTGTCTGCTGTGTACAAAGTTGCAAGGTAGGGCTGTTGGTACTGAACTTGTGAGCGAATAGCCATTTGTTCAACCAAAACCATTGAGTCTTTATGACCCATCAAGCAAACTCGTGCATTGTTAGTGCCTGATGCTGTGTCGCAATTGCTTGAAACAAACACAGGGATACCATACAAGTTACCGATTTCACCTGTGCGAATGGTACTGTTTGTACCACCAACAAAGGCTTGTTCAGTGTAACGAGCCAAACCCATCAGGGTGTTGCGACTTGATGGAGGAATCAAGAAGAAACGCTGATCCATTGGGGTATCAGTGTCATCAAGACGCTGAATAGTGCGGCGAATAGCGGCATCGGTCAGTGCTGACTCATTGTTGTTTGCGGCAACATAAGCAGTAGTACCATCACCACCAATAAACGCACCAGTTGCATAAGCATTTGTACCAGCACCGCCATTGGTAGAACGACCTAACTCAACCAAGTCAGTATCAACTCGTTTAGCCAAAGCGTAACCAGCGTCAGAAGTGTAGAAGTTACGCAAGCTGTTCAAGGCTTGGGCTTCGACAATATCTTCAATCAAACGGCTGTATTCGTAATGCTTGTTGATAGAAACTTGCACTTCAGACTCTGTAGCGGCAATCAAAGTCACTGCTGTTTCAGCGGCTTTAGCGGTAGCAGAACCACGGGTAGGTGCGGGAATGTGAATTACATCACCCTTCTTGCCCTTAAAGTTCATCTTCATAATTAAGTTCGCAAGAACCAAGTTTTTCTTGTAGGCGGCTACAATTTCATCACTCCAAATTTCAGGGATGAATTTTTCAGCGGTTGTTACCGTAACTGAGTTTGTGGGGGAAAATGCTGTTGCCATGTTAAATCTCCAAAAAACGATAAGTTAAATTATTTGACCCTGCCGTCTTGATACGCTTGCATGATTTCTCCGCTTAACGCTTCATAACGATCTGGGTCAGTCATCTTCAGCCGAATTAGATCAGCCCTGCGATAGACTCTTTTTCCAGATTCTCCACTTCCACCTACATCGACACTTGCGGCTTTAAGGTTTGACTTGCGCTGAGTTTCCCCTGCATCTGTAGTCTGTTTAGCCTTAATTCCTCGCAACTGCTTATAGGTACTTAACAATTCATTAGCACTATCGTAATCAAACTCACCATCAGCTTTTGCATACAAACCAAGGCGAATAGGTGAAGATTTCACCCAATTCACAAAGTCTGTATCTTGAGCAATCTGACCAAAATCAGGATGCTCTTGCGCCAACTTTTGCTGAATCTGCATCTTTTTGAAATCTTGACCCGCTTGGCGAGCCGCAAGTACATCAGGATGGTTATCAACAGTCCTACGAACTGCCTCTTGTGGATTCTCGAAAAAATCTACTTCTGGCTCTTTTTCAATAGGTTGTTGCTTAGAGGAGAGGTTTTGCTTAATAAGTTCATCTGCCAGCTTTCGCACTTCCCCAACTTCCTGCGCTTGCTTTCCAATCAGCTTCTCAGCTTCTTGGTGCATTTTGACCACTTCTTCCAAAGATTTCTGCCTGTATTTCTCAGGCATCTCGGACAAGGGTGCTACTTCAGGTAGTTGCTTCTTTTGCTCAACTGCGTCTAACTCACTTAGCGTCTCATCATCATTGTCAATCAACATATTTCTTCCTTTTCCTGCCGTTCATCGGTTCTAGGACATTCAACTCGGCTTACGCTTGTGAGTTGTGCTTTTGCTCCCACTTCAGTTGATCTAGGTGTTTTTTCTCGAACCTTCCATGCTCTGATGGAAAAGAACCAGACCACCCTTCTAACTTGAAGTTTGGAGCAGATAGAGTACGGTTGGCTGTTTCTCCGCACTCACATCGAAAACTTGTTGTCTCATAATCAACAAGTCTTTCAGTTTTATGCCCATTTTCACAGGCAAAATCAAACATTCTTTTCATTCAATTCCTCGTAGGCTCTTTCGCTGACCTCTTTCAAGGTTTTCAGCCAAGTCAAGATGCTAAGTTCACCTTTTTTGAACATCAAGGTCTTTTCATCAGGAATAACGCTTAGATTATTGAGTGACTCTATCATATTGTCAATATCTATGCACAAATCCTTCCAACCTTCCATTCCCATCATTTCGAATCTATTTTCGTAATACTTTTGTAGTTCAGGATTCATTGTTTCCTCAAAAGAACATTAAAAAATTGCCGTTTCCAGCACTAGGCGCAGGAGGTGCTGTAAATATCCACCCTGAGTTATTGCCGCCATCTGTGGAATTTGCCCCTGCGTACCATCCTGCTCCACCAGTAGCTGAAGACCTACTGATAGACAAGAAGTCTGAACTTACAGTACCGCTTGCCTTGGATAGCGTATGGCTTGCGGCAGTTACAGAGCCAATGGTTAAAAGTCTTGTTGATTCTCCACTAGCATTCCAATCGGTAAATGTGCTAGTTGTTGCCGCCGTAAACAAAATAGATGTTGCACCAGTGCTTTTATAAGTATTGGTGATGTTGCTGAACGTGTTTGAGCCTGTAATCGACAAATCACCAGCACCACCTTGATTAATTGTGCAGTTGTATGTAGAGCCACCACCAACAAACGACTTAGCGGTTGCGGCAGTCATGGAAATCGTGCCTACCCCTGTTCCTGCGGTTGTGGTGAAGTTGGTAGGGTTGTTGTTGTACCAAGCAATACCACTTGCGGTAGTTATAGCAAAAGTACCGCCATTAAATGTTATATTTTTTGTTCCTGTTAGTGTCTGTGCTACAGAGGTTGTTAGTGTTTTACCGTTTAAATCAACTGTTCCATTTACAAATTTAGTGCCCGTTGCTTGCGTCACAGTCATGGCGTCTTGCAACTGCCAAGTTCCGCCAACGCCAGCGAATTCAACAAGGTTTAAAGACACCCCATTTGAAGTGATTGTTTTTGTACCACTGGTTGCCGCAAAAAACTTACTGCCGCTATTTCCTACTAGCATAGTGGCTGACATAATTAAGTTGCCATAAATGTAGGCGTCCCCAAGCAACCCAGTCCATGTGCCAGCATACCCAGTAAAGTTTAAATTTCTTACAGAACTAATGCCAGAGGTATAACCAAAACGGAATTGATATGTTCCACCAGTAACATTAAAATCTACTGCGTTTGCTTCTGACAAGCCGCTATTACAAGTAATCGTAGTAGAGCCAACACTTGTAAAGTTTACTGTCTTTGACCCGGATGTAGAAAAGTTTGTTGCTGTTAATGCGTCCCATGCAGTGCCTGTGCCAGTTAAATCAATCTTTCCAGTTCCAAAAGCAAGTGTTCTGACGTTTGAATTGTTTGAGCTAAATAAACCTGTGGTTAGTGTCAGATTATTTAGGTCTAACGTACCATTGGTCAACGTAGCAGTTCTTGAAGAACCCATTGTCAACGCATCTTGAAGTTGAAATGTGCTACCAACCCCATTAAACGTAAGTGGGAAATCTATTGTTTTTGTATTTGTTGTAATTGTCTTTGTTCCGCTTGTAGCCTCAAAGCTAAGAGCGTTAGATGATGCAGTTAGCGTCATTCCAGTAGAAATCGTTAAGTTTCCATAAATCCTACAAGATATTCCTACTGCTCCAACAGTTCCTGCGTACCCAGTAAAGTCAATATTTCTTGCATAAGTAACATTATTGAAAAGTGTCAAAGCGTAAGTGCCGCCAGTAAAATTAAAACTGATTGCATTTGCCTCGCTCATAGCGCCATAATTTACGGTTATGGCAGTAGAGCCTGTACTTGTTACATTAACTACCTGTGTGCCAGTTGTAGTTAAATTAGTTTGCGTTGACGTAGTCCAAACAGTACCTGTACCAGTACAAGATATTTGACCTGTACCAAACGCAATAGTTCTAGTGTTGGAGTTGTTTGAGTTAAATAAACCTGTGGTTAGTGTCAGATTATTTAAGTCTAATGTGCCTCGAGTTAATGTTGTTGTAAGCGTTGAATCTAACGTCAGATTGTTTGTAAGAAGTTGAATACCG